GAGCATTCGCTATTCGCAAATAGCGAATAGGAGTACTGGGAGTTGAACCCAGACTACCCCGTTATAAGCAGGGCGCTCTAACCATTAAGCTATACTCCCGCAGATGAACTACGATGCTTCGTTATTGTTCTCCATGTATATTCGATACAGTTCATCATCTGCTGGTATCATAACTGCTGCTGTTCCATCTTCCCTAACGATGCCTATTCGCTCTCCTTTTTCCACACGTTCTAGGAGAGCATCAAAGTTGTCTTCCCACTCTTTCAAAGTAAAAACTTCCATAGTTGATTTATTTATCAGTACTCCTCACCTTGAATTGCCAGATCAGCATACTCAATTTGATCCTCATCAAGATTAGCAGTAACGACCTCAAGAACGTTCATAAACTCTTGAACAGTTTCACACTCTACCATCTTTTCATTTCCCTCATCACTCAGGAGAAGGAAGGAGCGAGTGCAAACGTCGATCACGATGCCTTGAACGCATTCGGTGTTGCTCATGGGTGTTCCGTTGATTACCCACATATTATAGGGCATCCGCGATGGGGTGTCAACTGTGCCGATTATGGAACTGGTCAGGTCTTCATAATGAAAGCAAGAGCATAATATGGAGGTCTATTTTCGTGATAATCACTACCACCCTGAGAAGCAGTTGTGTTGTTGGAGTGGTTGACAGCATCACCAGATCCATTACCTGCTTGGTCTTGACCACCACCAGGAGAGTTTGCTCTTGAATATGTGTGGTTGTGAGATGGCATCTCAGCAATCGTCAATTGATGAGCAACACTACCACCAGTATTTCCTGGTGCATAGTTACCACTAATGGTACCGGTATCGGCATTAAATGTTACACCACTAGAACCATCACTATAAGCACCAACAATAAACTTATCTCTTAAGTCTGGAGTACTATTAGTACCATCACAAAGGACCCAACCTGATGGAATTGCTGCAATCGTTCCAGACCACATAATAATTCCACCAGAAGGTACAGATGATCCAGCACCACCAGTTATTCCTTGAGTTCCTTGAGTTCCTGTCCCAGTTATTCCTTGAGTTCCATCAGTTCCCTGAGTTCCATCAGTTCCCTGAGCACCTGTTATTCCTTGAGCACCCTGAGTTCCGTCTCCACCATCAGTTCCCTGAGTTCCAGTTGTTCCCTGAGTTCCAGTTGTTCCCTGAGTTCCATTAGTACCTTGTGTTCCATTAGTGCCTTGTGTTCCTTGTGTCCCCTGAGCACCTTGTGCTCCCTGTATGCCCTGAATACCTTGAGTACCTTGAGTACCCTCATCACCAGAAATTCCTTGAATACCCTGAGTTCCTTGTGTCCCCTGAGCACCTTGTGCCCCCTGAGCACCTTGTGCTCCCTGGGCACCTTGAATACCTTGTATTCCTTGAGTCCCTTGAGTGCCCTGTACTCCTTGAGTCCCCTGTACTCCTTGAATTCCTTGGACACCTTGAAGAGCTGCTGTTGATATTTTCTCCCATTTAACGCCACTAGCATCTCCGATTAGAACGGATGTTGCAGCACCAACATTACCATAAAAGTCTGTTAGAGTACTTTCTAACTCTAGGTTATTATTGAATGTGGCGACACCAACCACATCAAGACCACCACCAGTAACTCTTAGACCAGATCTTGCTGTGGCAATACCGATTGAATCAACATTAACTACGTTTTCATAGGTAAGATCACCAAGAACAAATAAATCTCCCACAACTGTGGCGATACCACTAGCGTAAATATTTCTTGTAGTTAAATCGTCCCCTAAAGTAGCACCCCCTCCAGCACTGAGATTTGGCGCATGAAGAGTTCCCGAAACGAAAAGATCGTTTTCGAATGTACCAATTCCAGTGAAAAAGGATTGTTGAGAAACAGAAAGATTACCTGTTATATCTACAGTCGTGCCAATACCTACTTTCTGCCCGCCAGTGGTAGTGTAATTTAATTTTTTAGCAACTTGAGCTAGTTCAAGTGGTATTGCCATCTACTAAATTACTTCATTTCCATTATTGATTATTTATCACAAGGACTACCACTTCTTAACGGGGCAAGATTCCCATCCAATTCTCACTTTGAGTGGCATGAAACAACCACATTTTTTACATTGTTTAGTTGGTTTGAAGAAATGCTCACATTGTAGGCATAGTTTCATTCTATCAATTGCTTGTCTATTTTCTTCAACCATCCCCACTCAACTCCGCTTCTGCCTGTGCAAGAATATCATCATTTGGATCATATGTGTATGATATATTAGAAAGTATATCATCAATATTCAAACTATGCTCAGTAATATACTGTGAAACATTTCCCATCACAGCATCTTTTAACCTACTATCTCCATTTACTGCATAGTATTCTGCGAGAAGCATAATATCTCCACTAAGATATCTTCCCGTAGGAACTGAAGGCATTAGAGGACTAAAAGTAGTTGTAGTAATACCTACAGTAGTTGTTGCCTCTTCTTCCTTCCTAACAGATGTTCTTTGCTGTCCAACACTAATATCTGGATTTATAATACTATCGGATGAAACCAGAAAATCTGGATCATAATGAGAAACTGCATCATCAATATCTTCTAATGATGCATTTGGTGGAATTGGTACTTTTGCCTTTGAATTATTCTCAAACTCAACGGTAATTTGTCCTGCGGAAATTTCTAAAATTGTATAGTTCATTATAAATTAGTGCTTGTGTTGTATTTATTTAAAATTCACCAGGCATCTGTGGAATTGGTGGTTCTGAATCGAGTACCGTTCGTCCTCCAAGAGTTCCTTGATTGATAAAATGAACAATACTGGAGAATTGATACTGAGGTCTCCTCTCATACAAATAACATCCAGCAAGACCACCTGCAGATCCTGCTGAACCATTAGTATAGTTTCCGTTAAATCCAGTATCTCCAGTATCTCCAGTATTACCATATGTACCACCAGTTCCACCATCTCCACCGTCACCAGCATTAGTTCCACCAGCACTACCAGAATATCCTCCACCTGGGGTTGCGCCCGTATCAGATCCTGCACCATAACCACCATAACCACCATCTCCACCATCATAGTAGGTATATGCAGTAGATGGACAAAGCCATCTATTTCCACCTTCGGCACAACCGGAACCACTCACATATCCACCACTACAAGGAGCAGTATCTGAACAAGATTTTCCACAACAAACAGGACATGTACAAAGAGGATATGCATAATAAACTGTAGAAGTCGTATATCCCTGCCCACCAGTTCCACCAAGTCCTCCTGCTCCACCTCCGCCATAGATGGAACCTTGGTTGTCAATAAAAATTCCATTGCCCCTTGTATTAGGATTACCCCCATCAACATAAATGGCAGTTCCACCTTCACCTTGGATTTTGTTATAGTTAAGACCAACATCGGGAGAACTTGCAGCTCTACCACCGCCACCTAATATTGTTCCTTTATTTAAAATATAGATTGTTCCTCTGTATCCAGGAACATATAAAGCAAACACATAATTTGCATGATACTGAACATTTCCCCACGTATGAACACCAGCACCAACTGTTACACCACTATCAATGACTATTGTCTTTTGGTTATCACCATATAAAATGTCATTTGAAAATAAATTAGCAACATTTACATTAGTTGTATTACCAGTAATATGTGCGGTAAAGTTTGATGTTAGTGTAAATGGTATTGATCCTAATGACATTTTTAATAAACACCAGTACCAGTAATTAGAAATTCGTTAGATGCTATGCATAAAATGGTTGCAATCCCTCTTTGTGCTAGTGTTCTACTTCCTATAGATGATGTGCCAGGAAGTCTTAATGTAATTCCAGATCCTGATGTAATAGCAAGAGGAGAACTAGTATCGTTATATATGAGAATACTTTCACCAGCAGAAAAAATATTTTGAGGTATAGTTACATTAGCACTCATTTTCACAATGGTTCCTGCATCAGAAGCTGTAAGCGTATAAGCAGATCCCTGTGAAGAAATTGATAGAGTTGCTCCTACTCCACCAGAAAGTCCTTGAATTCCTTGAACTCCCTGAAGACCTCCACCAACTTCTACCCAAGCACCATCTCTTCTAAGTTTAATGCCCACAACTACTTACCTCCTTATGGTTTCGTTGGCCAAATAACACCACTAATACCAAGTCTTGTAGTATTATCTAGTACGGGTGTTGAGTTATCTGGAAGGTCTCTAAGTGCCCGACGATATGCTAACTGCTCATCAGTTGGTGTTCTATCAGGAAGAACCCACCAGTCAGTTTCAGCAATGAGACGATCTCTTTCTTGACGTAGACGTCTCATTGGTTCTGCTGCTTTGAGTTCTTCTATTTTTGCATCTACTTGTGCTTTTGTTGGTTTTGGAATGTCTGATGATAACCATTGAATAGAATTATAATCCTCACAATTAGTCATTCCCCAATTAGCATCTGGTGCAAGTTCTAATATTGCCTTAGTAATATCCATTATCCTGAAACCTCCATTGCCATGATACTTGAAGATGGTTTGCCATCATATTCTCCAGCCAACTCTTGATTTGCCTGAGATGTATTGAGATAGACAACATTTGTGCTATATGATGCCATTTGTATTTTATATGTTACAGAAGATGTTGTTGCTGGGGAATCTAAGAATACAATTTGTGCAGGAACATTATGATATATTCCATAACTACTTGGGGGGTGAGTATTTACAACTCTAGTTACACGGGGGCGAGTTCCATCTGCATCACCAAGATAGATATCTGTCGAATTTCGAACTAATCTTAATTTAGAATCGTAAGCAGTAGAAGCACCAATATTCATATCGGCAATGATAAGTATTTTGTTGGATGAAGATTGGGGAGTAATTGTGACCGATAAACCACTATCTCCGAATGTAGATCCTGTCACAGAAGAACTATCACTTTTTATTGTTTGAACACACTGAATAATACCACCACCACTGGCACCAACAGGCAGTCCGTCTCTTGGATAAATTTTATTCGTTCTTAATTCTGACATTATCCTGAGACCTCCATGAGTATCAAAGAAGAATTTCCACCATTTTCAGAAATTCTTACTCTAGTTCCAGAAGCCAAATAAAATTGAAGTTTGTATTGGACAGCAGAAGTTGTTGAAGGACTATCTAAAAACATCATTGATACTGGAACAACGCTATATACACCAGTTGTCCCATAATCGTAACTTCTGTGACGGGTACTGCATATTGTATTACCACCCCTATCAATTCTATAATGTGCGTGAAGATCTTGTACATTGTCACCAATAGTAGATAAAAAATGACAAGAGACTAATATTTTACTACTGGAAAATTTTGGAGTTATTGATGCAGTAAGTGTGGTATCGGTCCAAGTCGTAGCAGTAGTTAATTCATCTTGGAATGTTATTTGACTTTGGACAACCTGTATAATACCCCCGCCGCCACCAGTAGGGACACCAGTCGTTGGAATAATTCTATCTACTCTTAATTCAGAAGCCATTTATCAAGCAGGTTCGGTGGGCCAAGTAACAGAAGAAAGGTCAAGGTCTCCTCTCTCATCCAGTGTAGGAGTCGCCGTAGAAGGAAGGTCACGAAGTGCCTGACGGTATGCCTTGAAGTCGGCAGAAAGGTTTGTACCAGTCTCCTTTGCCTTTACAACTTTCCAGTCAGTTGCTGCGAGTCTCTTGTCTCTCTCAATACGTAGAAGTCTTACTGGTTCTTCTGCGTCCAGTTC